CCAGCTCCTTGTCGTCGAAAATACCGTGTAGGTCATATTCGATGCTACGCAGTTCTTCCTGCAACATTGAGGTGTCAATCGAGCTTTCGGCAACACGGTTGTCGGCAATACGCGCAGCCTTGACTGCCTCTGGCGTTAAGTCCGTCCGCACCACTACTGGCACTTTTTTGATGCCCAGATACTCAGCGGCTAATCGACGGCCGTGACCCTTGATGATTTCGCCATTACCATCAACGACAATAGGCTGATCCCACCCAAACTCCTCGATTGACTTTGCAATCTTGCGGACTTGGGTCTCATTGTGATTTTTTACGTTCTTGTCATAGGGAATTACTTTTGTAATATCCCACAGTTCAATTTTCATATTAGCGTCCATTAGGCAGCTTCCTTGTATTCTTCTTGGGTTAGGGAGTCCTCTGTTTCGGCCTCCTCGAATTCACTTTCGTCCTCGCACTCTTCGCAGATGCCAGGCTCAACTTCGTGAAAGGCGCAGAACTCACAGCCTGGGTATTGAAAAGCCGATTTAGTTTCTATCTGCTTGATTTCAATTACTTTTTTGAGTAGCTCTTTATTCATGTTCAACGTGTCCATTGAGCAAGTGAACTAAGGCGTTACCCGCGTTGGCGTAAGAGTCCTCCATCGTGAAGCCCTGCTCTTTCATGGTCTTCTCAATTAAGGCAGTGATTTTGGCGCCGTCTTCGATAGGCACTTTGAAGCGCATCAGTTGATGTGTTGGCGTGACTGAGGTCGTCGGTAGAGTTGGGATATCGTCATCCATGTCCGGCAGCTCAAGCTCGTCCAACGCTATACTAGAACTTGAGAAGATTGATGAAAGGTCTTCATCGGTATAGGGCAAGAAAGTGCGTAAGTCTTCCGCGTCACCCAAAGACTTAAGCAATTCGGAAAGTTGCAACGTGTCGTCTTCACCATAGCGACCGTTATCAACCAACCCAATCTCTTTTGCTTGGTCATCGGTGATGATGCCTAGATTAATGACTGGTACTTTTTTGACACCCAATCGATGTGCGATTTTTGCTCGATGTTCGCCGCCTAGAATTTCTAGGTCACCACCTGGCAGCTCGCGCACAATAATTGGTTTGAAAACGCCCAATCGTTTAATTGAGGCTTCAATCTTTAGCTCATTTTCCGGTGACACATGGTTTGTGTTCCAGGGATTAGGCTTTAATAGTCGGGGGTCGTGTTCTGAATACTTAACTTCTGGCATTTTTGTTCCATTTATTTACAATAAGTCATTGGTGACTTATTATGCCTTATACATCACAAACTTGGCAATAGGACTTAAAACTTGATAAATCTAGCGCACAACGCAACTGTCGGAAAACTTGTTAACGCATCGCACGAAGAGAAACTTGCGGCTCAAGAGATACTTTCATACAAACCAGAGGGCTTCGGTGGCTCATTTGGCAACTGGGATGGCAAAGCGAGCTTCTTCGACTACAACACCGCAATGTTCCCCGCAGGCTTCGCACATTACGTGCAGGCGGCATTGATTAAGCGCGGTCACAAGGTTGGGCTGGTGCGTAAACCACTTCCAGAGCCGCTAGGGCCAGAGTTTCCGCATATCGATGACTTCGGATATGAACCCAAGTACGATTACCAGCCACAGGTCATGCAAAAGCTTCTTACGCATGGTCAGATGATTGCGCAGGTAGCGACCGGTGGTGGTAAATCACGTATTGCGCGTATGTGCTATGCGCGTATCAACAGACGCACCCTATTTCTCACTACGCGTGGCGTATTGATGTATCAGATGAAAGAATCCTTTGAGGAAAACTTGAAAGAGCGCGTAGCTGTGTTCGGTGATGGATTTTGGCAGCACCCGGGTGTAAATCTCGACAAAGCACCAAAGTTTAACGTAGGTATGGTGCAGACATTCGCTGAGCGCTTAAAAGAACCCGATCCATTTGCCAGCGAGGCTGTCCGCAAGAAGCAGTTAGCGCGTCGCCAAGAGACGATTGAGCTATTGCGTACATTCGAGTTCGTTATTCTTGAGGAAGCGCACGAGGTCAGCGGCAATGGGTTCTACGACATTATGTGTGAGTGCAAGAACGCGCACTATCGCTTAGCACTTACCGGCACGCCATTCATGAAAGACAATGAAGAAGCAAACATGCGCTTAATGGCGGTGTCTGGGTCTATCGCAATTAAGGTCACAGAGCTAATGCTAATCGAGCGCGGTGTGTTAGCGCGACCGATATTCAAATACTTTCAGCTTGGCGAATGCAACCCAAAACTCAAACGCTCAACACCCTGGCAGCGTGCCTACAGTTATGGCATCGTTGGTGATGATTACCGTAACAAAGTAATTGCGGCTGAGATTAAACGCGCTACCAAATACGGTCTCACCGGCATGGTTCTAGTTCAACACAAAGAGCATGGCCATAACTTAATGGAGTTATTCAACAAATACGGTATTCGCGCTAAGTTTATCTTTGGTGATAGTGAACAAGCTGAGCGCAAAGCCTCATTAAAGATGCTCGAGACTGGTGAATTGGACGTGCTTATTGGGTCAACCATTCTTGACGTGGGCGTTGATGTGCCTTCCGTTGGGTTTATTGTACTGGCAGGTGGCGGTAAAGCCGAAGTTGCACTACGTCAGCGTATCGGTCGAGGACTGAGGGCCAAAAAGTTTGGCCCCAACTTTGCGCTGATATTAGATTTTTCAGACCATTTTAATACTTACTTGAGAGAGCATGCCGTGAACCGTCGTGCCATTGTTGAAAGAACGCCTGGCTTTAGCGAAGGTATCTTGCGTAATGGTGCGGATTTTGACTACGAAGGACTTGGGTTCAAACGAGTCCACTAAAGGAAAAGCAATGAACAAAAACTTACTTAATAGCTATTTTACAATTCACCCAACTAGCATTGGTACGATTGGCGCAATCTTGGCCATCTTACTTGCGTTAGCGCTCACTGAAAATGTGTTGGTTCTGTTCGCGCTTTTCATTCTGCCGCTTCTACAGTCTCAACAGGTCATTCCAGAGATGGATGAGCCAGAAGAGGAAGGCGAATATGACGGTGGAAAATTCGGGTTCGCGCAGGAATAAGTAACTCACGGTTGACTTACTCAAAAAACCATGATTTAATGCGCACCTATGAACTTCTTGAACACATTCAGCTATCCGTCACTATCGCTCAACATGGCGAGGGCTACGTGTATGTAATGTATTCATAATCAAAGTGAATCTACGCGAAAGCCCAGCAGAAATGTTGGGCTTTTTGCATTTGGGGTGGTATCTCGTTAAGGACGCGAAGCAGACTGTAAATCTGTTACCACTGGTAGGCCAGGATCGTTACCTGGACACCCCACCAGAACAAAAGAATAACTCGGTGTGGGCCAAAGGTTGGTCACTGCGTTTGGGGCGCAGACGATGTAGGTTCGAGTCCTACCACCGAGACCAAACAAAGCAATGCCGGATTGGTGAAATTGGCAGACACAGCGGTTTTAGAAACCGTAGTCGAAAGGCGTAAAGGTTCGAGTCCTTTATTCGGCACCAAGTAACAAAGCAAGACCAACGGAAGGTGATGTAATCTGGGATATTACGGCTGTTTTGAAAGCAGCGCGAGTCGAAAGGCCAGGAGTTCGATTCTGCCCTCCTTCCGCCATTATTTAGTTTTATTCATATCAAGGTAAGGTGGATGAGCGGCTTAAATCGCTTCCCTGCTAAGGAAGTATCTCAGAAATGGGGTCGTGGGTTCAAATCCCACCCTTACCGCCAGTTGGGTCATCAAGAATAGCGCGTCTCCATGCTACAATAAGTGCAAGCATTTATTTAATACGAAAGCACACAATGACCCAAACCACACAAGAAGAAAAACAAAAGCGCAGACCTGGCTACCCAGTCACGATTAACAAAAACGTGGATGAGGTAAAGAAAAAGATTCAAAGCATCTGTAAGTTCCACAAGATAAGCGCGTCACTGCTATTTGAAGCAATCGTGGACGGTCTAACTGACGAAGAGTGGCAAATCTACGCACGTAAGGCTCGCAATGACAAGCTTGAGAAATCACGCAGAATCACACAGGCTAGACTTGTGCGCACAGGCAAGCTTAAGGTTCAAGTCGATGGATAAACTCTGGGAAACACCGGCTTTACTCCAGTCCTATGCGTTCAAAAGCAAAATAGAGACTGGTGTGGCCATTGAAAAGCTTGCGCGAGCCATTTGTGTCAAGTCTGCGATGGCTGCCAGATACCAGGCTGAATTATTGGCCAAAGACTCCAGCGCGTCTGCCTCAAGAATGATTCCTGCAAAGGTGATTCGTTTTGCGTTGTCTGAGCATGGGGTCGTCATTCCACAAAGCATGTTTCCACAAGCAATGGTGGAGTCAGTGGATTATCTCTATCAACTTGAACAAATGGTGCCTGGAAAGTTTTTCAATCGCGCAATAAGCGAACGCATTCTCCAGTCAGTGACCCATCACAATGAAGTCGGCGGTAGCGTGGAAAGAACGGAAGCCTATTTGCTAATG